GCTTTCAAGGGCGGCTCCAAGCCGGTGATTGGGAATGACCTGGCTGCCGCGCGGCAGGTTCACAAGTTCCGGCCCCTTCTCTCCGACAATCGCCGTTCCGCCCGGCGCAAAATCCGTTCCCGATGCAAAAAGCCCAGTGATCTTGCCGGCCGCCGCCAGCGCAGACTGCGAAGATCCACTGGCGAACAGGCCGCCACCGAACAGCCCGGCAAGCGGCCCGGTCCCGAGAATAGCTGCCTGCGCTGCGGCTTCGATCAGCTTGTTAATCAGCGTATCAAGCGCGTCATTGCCGGTCTCGATCGCCGGAATAACCGACTGAAAGCTGTCATAGGCAGTATCGCGGAAAAAGGCCGCCGTTTCCGCTGCCTGTTCCTGTTTCTTGGCCTGTTCATCAATCGAAAGCGTCAGCTTTTCGATCGCCGCCCGTTCGTCTTCCGTGGCATCGGTGCCAGCGCGGCGAAGGTTTGCGAAGACCTTCTTTTGCTCGGCCGACATGGTCGACATATCGAGCTCGTCCTTCAGCGCCTGGATCAGGTCCCTGACAGCGTCCTTTTCCTTTTTGGTTGAGGCACCGCCGCTCTTTCTTGTTTCAGCAAGCCGGGCTTTCTTTGCCGCAAGACTGGCCTCAGCTTTGGCCTGAAGCTCCTCTTCCGTCGCGCTGCCCCCGGCCTTGGTATATTGCGCACGGATCCGCTCGATTTCCTGCTCAAGCGACAGCTGATCGGCCGTCAGGCTGTTCTGGTGGTCAATCTCTGCACTGACCTTGCGGTTTGCGGCAAGCTTGGTTTCCAGTGCCTCACGCCCGGCATTGTAATCATCCAGCTCTGCCATGCGCCGCGCGACTGCGCCATCGGTCGTAACATCCACCGGGTCAAGCACCGTATCGTCCTCGGCAGATCCACCATGGGCCATAGCAGCCATTTTCGCGCCGGCGGCCTGCGCCTGGACAACCTTGTCATGCGCACTTTCGACCATCGTCAGGAAAGCCCGCATATTCTGGAGAAGCTCGCCGACCTTGGTCGTGACATCGATGACGGCGGATTTAAAGTTGGTGCTGACGATCAGCGCCATGGTTTCCCACTGAGCGTTGATATCCTCGGCCTTCTTCAGCAATTCCTCATCCATCACGGCACCCATGTCACGGGCTTCCTGACGGGCATCGGCTATGCTCTGAGCACTATCATCCATCAGCGAGGAAAACTGCTCGGCAGCAGTACCGCCGAACATCTCATCAAGCACACGGATCTGGGCCGCCTTATCAAGTTGACGGATCTTTCCGATCAGCGTTTCGAACATCTTTGCCGGATCGTCGAGCATGCGGGAAAGCTGCCGCGCATTCAGCCCGAGACGCTGGAAGGATTCAGCCGCAGAACCGCCGCCCGTCTTGACAAATTCGTCGGCGCGAAGCTGCATTTCCTTCAAACCATCCGTCAGCGCGTCAACGTCGACTTTCGATTTTACCGCGGCGTATCGCAGTTCCTGGAACGCCTCAAAATCCACGCCGGCGGTCTTGGCTGCCTTTCCGAGATCGGTCACAGCATCCACCGTTTCATGCACAGCGGAGACAACTGCGCCAAGGCCGAGCGATGCGGCAATGCCGGCAGGGCCGGCACTCAGAACGCCGAAGGCCTCACCAAAGACATTCCCAAGACCGCCGATCTTCGATTTGATCGCCAGGAACGAGCTGGCCGTGTCATTCGCAGCCGTTCTCGCCTGCATGCGGATCCGGGTCATGGCGCTTTTGAACTCACGATCATCCGCACCGATTTTGACAGGAATGTCCGGTCTGCTCATGAAGCCTTCCCCTTACGAATGGATTTTTGCGGGCCGTGCCCGGCAACGATCGCGCGGATCCGGTCACGACTGACCGGGCTTGGCGAACTGGTCTTCCCGGTCACACCGTCAATCGCCATGACAAGCTCTGCAGGCGTTGCCGCCCAGAATGTCGCCGGCGTCCAGCCGATCTTTTCCGAACCGATCGCAATCTGGAAAAGCGTGCGGATATGATCCGCGATCAGGACGCCGGCTGGTCTTTTTTTGCCGAGACGGCTGCCTCCACCTGCTCGGAAACTGACACAGTCTCACGCAGGCTGTTGCCCGCCTCGATATGCGCAGTGAGCGCCTTCTCGATCGCCTTGCGCCAGTTCGACTGGTCGGCGGCCGAGATGTTTTTGTCGGAGAGGATTTCTGCCGCAAGCTCGGCCGCCTGTTCATCCGTCTCGGTGACGGCAAGGCAGCGAATGGCGCAGGAAACAGCGAAGGGTTCAAAGCCCAGCAGACGCTGATAGACCTCATCCATCGAGCGGGCTCCGATGGCCTGTGACAGCCGCATCAACCCGCCAAAGGTGACGGCCACGACAAAGGCCTGTTTGCCGATCGTGACCGCTGCCTCACCACGCAAGGGGTTTGCGAAGGCCGTCGCCATCAGGCAACCGCCGCAAAAACGACATCGCCGTCAAAGACGCCGGCAAGGTCGCAGGTCATTTCGCCGCTTTTATCCCCCTGGAAGTTCGCAGAGAGGATTCGCATCGGTCCTTCAAACGTCCCGACACTCGGAACAGTGACCTGATACTCGGCCAGCGTCTGCCCGAGGATATCCTGCAGCACCAGCGCCTGCGTTGCCGAAGACACATAGGCGCCGGATCCTGACCAGCGCACCGACTGGACGCCGCCGATCGAGGAATATTTGAGGACGCCACCCGGATTGTCGCAATCCGGCCTGGTCGTATCGACTTCCTCATTGTTGATGTTGAGCGAACGCTGTTCGACCACGCAGACGATATCGAATTCATCGTCTGCATTCTTGCGCTTGATAATAAGTTCTCTGCCCAGGGCCATACCCAGGATCCTTTCGAAACAATGATGGAGGAAAAAACGCTCACCAGAGCGCGACGATATCCGCAGCCGTGGTGCCGCTCGCCTTCACGCGGGCAAAGACACCGAGCACATAACCGGTTGGGTGGTTCTTCAGCGTCACTTCCGTGCCGCCCCTGGTGATGCCGCAAATGTCACCGCCCTGCCCGACATAAAGCGTCGAGGCCTGCGGCAGATCGGTATCGTCATCCGGCACGACAGGCGCACCGAACCAGAAGGGCTGGTCAAGACCGCCCTTTTTGGATGTGGGGTTCATGGAGTTTTCTCCCTGGGGACCGGTTCTGAAAACCGGAGAGTGAACGATTGATTTGGCCGTCTTCGTCGCCATACTGACCTTTATCTTGGGTTGTCCGTCGCACCGGAACCTCAAGCAAAAGTTAATAGAGACGGAATCTCGCAAATATAACAAAAATAAATAATATCAATTATTTAATCACAGGCATTCATAGTGGCCATAAGAACCTCATAATTGACACTATTCAATAAATTTAATCGCACTATATATCTGGTTCTCTGTTTCAACTGGACCCGCCGATTACATGAGAGAACTCTTTGAACGAGCTCAACATGGAACCCATGCCTCGCAACGTGACCTTCATATTATTCTGGACGCATTGCCAATTCCTATTTCATGGGCCTACACCTCGAGCGGCGAGATCCAATTTGTAAATCTCGCCTTCAAACGGCTCTTTGGCTACCGCGATGACAGCTTCAAGACGGTCGCTGACTGGATTGAGAACACTTACGTCAACGAATCCGACAGGAAACTGACGAGGCAGAGATGGCAAAATATCTGGCAGCCAGCGGGCAGTGGAATTTCCGAAGTTCTACCAATCGAACTCGATGTTCGCTGTGCAAATGGATCCATCGTGACGGTCATCCACCGGGGAACGCTCCTTCATGATATCGGGATCGCCATTGCCACGTTTGAGGACTTTACTGCTCAGAAGCGAGCAGAAGAAGCACTTCATCGCCTGTCCTTCGAGGACCCGCTTACCGGAGCAGGAAACAGACGCGCCCTCCAGATGCAATGGGAAAAAGAGACGTCGGCGCGACTGGGAGATCAAACGCTGCCGCTGACAGTGCTGATGCTAGACCTTGACGGTTTCAAAGCGGTCAACGACAGCCTGGGACACGACATCGGCGATTCTATTCTGATTGAAACTGCCAGGCGAATTCAGCAATCCCTTCAAGCCAATGGAGCACTTTTCCGTTTTGGCGGAGACGAATTTGTCGTGCTGCTTACAGGCTTGGTTACGGCCAAGGAGGTGGAATTTCAATGCACGCATATAAAGCAAGTGATCAGCGCGCCCTTCAAACACGTTAGTGACCATATTCGTCTCGGATTGACAATCGGCATTAGTCAATGGCCCGAGGACGGTCCAAATTTAAGAGACGTACTGAAGAAAGCGGACCAGGCGCTTTATCGCATGAAGAAAACGAACAAAGGAGGCTGGCTATGGCACGGTCAGCCCCAAAGCAATCATTAAGGCTATTCGATTTCATGCGATAAAAGATAAGATAGGTCAGTTACTATTCCGCACTGGCGTCAGCATTGCCCGCCAGTGTCACATAATCCACCACATAAGTCAGCGCCCCAATCCCGAGCGATATCCCGGTCGCGCGGTCGACATAATGCCGGCTTTCGTCCAGCACCATCTCGATCACCAGACCGTCGAGCTTGATCGCTGCACCAAGTGCCGCCTCGATTGCAACAGCCAGCCGGTCAAACTCGATATCGGGATCCTCGGCCTTGAAGTGGACGATGATATCAATCGGCAGACGCCGGTCGTAACCATCCTCACCATTTGGCCCGACACAGGGGCGGATGGTTGCCGTTTCTTGCTTTTCCGACCATGTGGCGGTCAACGCCGGCAGCAGGCTTTCGCGGATCGCTTCGGTTCGGGCGCGTTTGACCTTGCCCGCGCCGGAGAATTCCGGGATGGCCGAAAGCCGGGCGAGAAGCGCGTCAAAAATCTGTGTCCGCATATGCGCCATCAGACATTGCCTTTCAGGAAGAGCACCTTCATCGCCCGGCCGTCGTCAGCCTGATTGGCAATCTCGAAGGTTTGGCCGTTGATCTGAACGCTGTCACGCTGGCTTTCGAGATCATCGAGGCCGGTTGCCGGAACGCTGAGCGTTTGCGTGATCCCCTCGACATCCTGACCGAATTCGTCACCGAGATCGCGGCCGATTTTCTGCCGCAGGATCCCGCGCACCGGCTTTGCCTGCACGACACCGTCGATCGTAAACAGGCAATCGACATTGCCGAATGCCCCGGCGAATTCCTCACCGAGGCCGGCAAACAACTGCGGCCGTGGAAGGCTCATGTCTTGTCGCCCGTGTTACCGCTATTTGCGGACTGAAGCTTTTGCAGTTCATCGGCAAGCGTGCCGTTATCCTCTTCCAGCTGATCGCGCTCGGCCGTCATGGTCTTGAGATCTGCAGCCAGCTTGTCGCGCTCGGTGGTCAGTGCCGTCAGATCGGCACTGCCACTCTTGCTGGCCCTGGTCAGTGCATCCCGCTCGGCTGTCAGACTTGCGACCTGATCGGCAAGGCTGTCACGCTCTTCGGTGAGTGCTGCAATCCGCCGGTCGCTGGTGCTGCCCTCGGCCGAGGTCCTGAACAGGCCGAACACCTGATCGAGGTTATCGGCGGCGGCATCACTGAGGCCCTTGTCGGTGATCGGTACATCCTCGCCTGGCGCGTAGGTCTTGTTGCCAAGCTTCACCGTTGTGTTGAACTTTCGCGTCTTTGCCATTGTTATCGTTTCCATATTTTGGAAGAAGTGCCGGGCGGCTGTTGCGCCCGGCGATCAGAATCAGCGCACCAGTGCAAACAGGCTGGCATTCGGCTCCGGCGCAATCGGCAGCGGGGCGGCCTGCGTCTGGCAGACCGTGCGCGAGGGGTTCTTTTCCGTCCACATGTCGGGGAAACGGGCCATCGGCAGAAGCGCCTGGTCATCGAGGATAGCGCCATAGCCGAAGTGGCCCATGAAGCCCTGCGGATCCATCACGCCAACGCCATAGCTCGGCCAGAAGTTGCCCTTCACACCGCCGGTCGTATAGCCCTGCGAATACTGCACGAAGGTGATCTCGCCGATCACACCGAGAACCGCCGAATACTTGCCCTCAGCACCGGTCGAGACAGGGCCGAACTCCATCGAGCCGGACGCCTGACGGCGGTTGTCGAGCATCTTCTGGAAACGCTCGGAACGCTTCAGCAGCGTCGCAGCACCCGGCCCCAGCGTCACCTCGCGGGCGGTGAAGCCATCGGTCAGCGCCAGCAGTTCGATCCAGTCTTCGATATCGTCAAAGGGATCAACACCACTCTCGCCCCAGCGGGCTGCAGCCGTCAGTGCGATGGTCAGCGATGCGTCGCGGCCGAAGTCGACCGTCTGGGTCGGATAGTTCTCGCCCTCAACAACGACCTTGCCGGTGCGCAGCACTTCAGAGCACATCGCCTCTTCGCGCCGGGTGATCCGCATGTCCTGATCGTCGATGATCGCGGCGATGTTATAGGCATAGCGCTCTTCCGGCGACATGACACCGGCAATTGCCTCGCCTGGAACACGGATCAGATTGCCCGAGGGGCGAAGGGTATTCTGCGGCTTGACATAGGCGGGCTTCAGGCTGGTGGCCTTGAAGCCACGATTGGCGGCATCCTTGCCCGGAACGTCGGGATGAACGAAGGGGGCAAGCTCGCGATCCGGGATGATCTTGTCGAAGACAATTTCTTCCTGCTCGGAAAGCACGGTGGTCGAGAAATAGCGATTGCGCAGGAAGGCTTCCGGGCGATCGCGCGGCGGCAGAACCGTGACCAGTTCGGCCGTATTGAGAAGAAAGTTTTCCATCGGGATTTATCCTGTCGAGATGAAGGAAGAACGGGGCGCTTAGCCGAGCTGGCGGACATAAAGGCCCGAACCGTTGCGGCGGAATGCCTGCTCAACGGTCGTCGCATCATGGCCATCGCCAAAGGTGAGCTTGTCGGCAGCGACACCGGCCGAGAAGTAGGCCTGCGCCTGGACATCGCCGCCGGTGGCATCAACATCGAAGGCGAGCACACAGTCGGGTGTTTCCGAGCCATCGCCGGCCGCTGCGGCCGACAGAATGTGTTTGGCCGAAGCGGTGATTTCGCCGAGAACGGCGCCGCGGTCGAGAACCTGACCGGAGGCAATCGTCACCGTGCGGGTGGTGACCGGAATGTCAGAGACAATCAGATCGTTGGGGGCGTAGCTTGCCGTATTCATGGGGGAGTTCTCCAGTTGGAATGCCGGCGCAAATCAGCGGCCGTGACGGGCTTTCATGGCGCTGCCGACGGCTGCCAGAAGCGATTGCTTTTCGGATGCGGCCGAGGGTGCACCGCCCGCGCCGAGTTTTGGCGTCTTGCCGGCCATCCGGCCCGCAAGGCGGTTGCCGTTCGATGTTGCAGCCGAGGCATTCAGAATGGCGCTGGCCTCGGCAAAGCTGTGCGAGGTGCTGAACGCCAGATGCGCCGCAAGGCCTGCATTGGCCTCGGCCTTCGGATGCATGAGGATCGCCTGGATCCGCTTGCGCTCGGCCGTCCGCGCCGACATCTGGCTGCCCTCATCGCCATCGGGTTCATCGTCCGGGTTCCCCTCGCCCTCACCTTCAGCACTCGGATCGTCCGTATTCTTTGGGTCGTCAGGGGCGCCGGGATCGTCTTCCATGCCTTCGGGTGGGCTATCCTTTTCCGGGTCGGCATTACCGGGATCGTCTTCCATGCGGTTCTGGCCGCGCACGGCAGCCAGCACGTTCGCGGTGAACCCGCGCGTGATCTGTGACATCTGTTTGTCCTCTTGGGGGTTGGTTGATGGATCAGGCCGCAGGGCCAAGGGCAGCCTCAAAGGCGGCAAGCACCTGCGAGGGACGTTGAACGGCATCGGCAAGACCAGCCTCAACCGCCTTCATGCCGCGATAGACGCCCGCCTCTGTGGCAAGGGCCGCTTCTGTCGTCAGCCGCCCGGCGCGATACCGGGCAACCGTTTCTGCAAATTCGATGCGCATCTCTTCCAGTTCGGCAAGCTCGCGCGAAAGCACATCTTCGGGGATCGCCTCATAAGGGTTGAGATCAGCCTTATGGGCGCCAGCCTTCAGGATGGTCACCGCAAGGCCTTCTTTCTTCAGCCAGCCGCTGACATCGACATGCATCGAGACAACGCCGATGGAGCCGCAGACACCGGTTGACGGGATCACGATCATCCGCGCGGCCGCAGCCAGAAGATAACCGGCCGAACAGGCATGATCGGTCAGCACGGCAATGGTCGGCTTGGCGGCGGAAAGCTCGAAGATCTTTTCGGCACAGTCAAAAGCGCCGGTGACCTCACCGCCAAAACTGTCGATTTCGAGAATGACACCCCTGATACTGTCATCAAGGCGGCAGTCATCGGCCTGAATGCCAATCCCCTCATAGGAGGTGACACCGCAGGACTTGCCGATAAAACTGCCCTTATTGACCAGCGAGCCTTCGATTTCGATCAGGCCGATCCCGTCGCTGGCACGGCGCACGCCATTATAGACCTTGTTGCCCCAGCCATCTTTTGCCTCGCGGATCGTCTCACCGATCAGCCCCATCTGTTCGGATCCCGCCTCAGGCAGGCCGAGCACGCGCGGGCCAAAGGCCCGGCCTATCGTCTCGGCCTTGCCCGGATGCAGCATCAGCGGGGTGTTGAACATCCGGCTGGCGATTTCGGGATAGTTCATTGTCTTGCCCTTCCATGAATGGCGGGGATACCAAGCGGATGACGGCGGGCGCCCCGCCCGCTTCCGCTCTGCTGGCCGTTGCTGCGGCCGTTGACACTATCCTCGACCTCGCTGTCCTGATCCGCCTCATCCAGCGACGGCGCCGGGTTCTGATTGCTTTCTACGGGCACAGCCTCAGCCTCGGCCGGATGCGTCAGGCCGAGGCTGCGATAATAGCGGGCCTCACGTGCCAGCTGATCGGCGTCCATCTTCCAGTCCCGCCCCTGTTCGGCCGATTCCTGCTGCAGCGTCGTCAACCGCCGGTCAAGCCGCTCACCGGCGGCCTGTGCTTCGCGCAGCGGATCAATCCAGCCCCGGCCCGGCCCGATCCAGTCGGCATGGCACCAGGCGGCGGGGTTCTGTTCAAACGATACCGCCCCTTCGGGCAGTTCGATCAGGCCCTTGTCGAACACCTCTTCAAGCCATGCCCGATAGATCGGCGCCATGAACTGAGCAGCAAAGCCCGACTTCTTCGCCGTGAAGCCGCGCCAGATCTCCAGCAGTGCCGCACGGGCCGATGAATAATTGACCTGGCTCCAGTCCATGGTCAGCTGCTCATAGGTCAGGCCCACGGCCGAGGCGATCTTGCGGAGCGCCGCATTGACGAACACCTCGAAGTTGGCGTTCGGGTGCTCAGGCTTGGTCAGGTTTGCTTTCTCGCCCGGCAGCAGCGTGTTGATGCGAACACCCGGCAGGTTGATCGGCGCTGCCCCGTAATAGGCCTTCTGCGCGTCCGACATCTCGCCATAGAGCTTGCCGAGCGCACCATCACCGCCCTCGGCATCAAGGGCGGCCATCATCTCCTCAGGATCAAACGGCGTTTCGATAAAGGCCGCCATGATGGCGTTCAGCATTGCCGCCTGGCTTTCAAAATCCTCGTAATCCGTCGATTGCTTGATCGACCGCATGATCGGTGCCCAGTCGGACGCCCCGCGCGTCATGCCCGGCCGCTTCGGATCGAAGGCATGAACGACAATCGGCCTTCCCCATTCGGTGGCGCGCGCCACATATTCCCATGACCAGAGCTTGCTATTGCCGGCAAAAAGGTCGCCCGGATGGCTCTTGCGGAAGTGATAGCCAAGCGGTGCGCCATAATCATCAATCGCAACACCGTCGCGCAAATGCTCACTGTCGAGCGTGCCTTTCGGATTGGAACACCGGGCCGGATCGACCATGTGAATGGCGGTCTGGAACAGTGTCGCGTCATCCTGCCAGACCACGACACCGAAGGCCTCGCCTTCCGGGCCGAAGCGGTTGCGCGCTGCAAGGCCGAGGATCCCGGCCATGTTCTTGGTGCGCTCGGCATCGCACCACATGTCAACATCCTGCGTATAGTCCCGCCAGAGCCCCTCAATCTGGGTTGCGATGGCCTCGGCCTGATCAAAGGTCAGCTTCAGCGTCACATGATTGGGACGTGCGGCAAGCTTCCAGCCGGCGCCGATAATGTTATCGACCAGACGCGACGTGCCGGCGGCACCCCAGCCGTCATTGCGGGCGACATCATTCAGCCGGTCCACAAGCGTCGGGCGTGAGAGCGACAGCGCCGACTGGCCGGAATAATTGCCCGCCTTCCAGCTGGCAAAGCTCGGATGATCGGATGCCGCCCCCTGATAGGGTGCCCGTGTTACCGCAGCACCGGAGACACTCACCATCATCCGGTTGCGCGTTGCCTGAAGCCGGGCCGACTGACGAACAGCAGCAGGCAGCGGCTTGTTGTCAGGTCCATAGAGTTCCACTGTCATCCGAAGATCACCCCTCGCCCGCGCGGACGGCTGGAAGAGCGAATGCCAAGCTCAGTCTCGAGGCCGCGGATATAGGCCCGGAGCGAAGTCCGGTCGGCGCCGGAATAGGTGACCGTCTCACCGGCATAAGAAAGCGTCACCGCACTGCGGCCGGTTTCCAGCTTGTGGAGCGCAAGCCGTGCCTCGGAAAGCTGGCTTTCCAGCGTGATGCGTTCCTCTGTCGTCATGGTGTCCTGCCGTTTCTCTGTGCCGCCCGGCCGGCGCGCCGCATGGCTGCGGCAACGCGATCCGGGACGGTTGTTTGTGTAGGTTCAGCCGCTTCGGTACGTTCTTCCTGCGCCCGGCTGACGGCCTCGGCGACAGCGGCAAGATTGCCGATCAGATCTTCGAGATCGCCCTGCCGTTCCGGCTCAAGCTTCGCCAGTTCCTCGGCGCGAACGTCCCATGCCTCATCGCTCCAATAGGGAACGCCAAGCCGGATTGCGGCGGCGCGCGACTGGTTCATCATGTCGAGCACTTCATTGCGCTGGCCTTCGGGAAGCTTCCAGCGCCAGCGCGGATAGCCACTGCGGTCCTTTTCCTTGACGCGAACCTCAGATGTGGCCTGCTGATAGAAGGCATCACCAAGGCCGGTGGCAAAGCGGATATAGCCCGGCGCTTCCGGGTCATTCTTCTTAAAGTCCCGGTAAAGCCCGATCTTCATCACCGAGGCGTTGAAGTTGAAGAAGCGGGTCGACCACTTCTGTTTCTTCGGCCGGCCGCTCTTGTCATATTCGCGCACCTGGCTCAGCAAAGGCGCTGTATCGCGATTGTCACCGCGGACCATGATCACCTTGGAACGCGGATGACCGCGAACCCAGAACCAGACATCTTCGGTATAGGCATTGCCGTCGATGCCGACGCGATCGATGCTTCTTGGCTTGCCATTCTCATCAGGCCAGCGCTTAGCGATCAGCTGATCGAGCGCCTTCATCACCTGCGGCTCTGAGATATGGCCGGAATGCTCGCGATAGCCGGCAAGATGACTGCCCGCCCGGCTGTCGATCACACCGTAATCGATCACCGCGCTTGCCTTGTTGCGGCCCCAGCCGCGCAACAGCCACTCGACACGGTCGCCCTGAACGTCAATGCCCATGGTGAGCGCCAGACTATCGGCCGGAACGATGCCACGTTTAAACCCCGTTGCATCGGCGCGGTCGCGCAGGTCTTCCCAGTCCACCGCCTTATTGTCTGCCTCAAAGGCAAGGCCAAGC